TAGTTAACATCTATCGACACATTGTTTCTAGACTGGCGGTTGAGTATCCCTCAATTTCAGTTCTTCCTGCTTCTCCTTCAACAGAGGATATTCTAAAAGCTAGATCCTCAGAAGAAGCACTTAAATATTACTGGCACAGTAACAACATGAAAGAAGTTATTAATGAAGCCGTTAAGTGGCTTGTTAGTACTGGTAATGCTGGACTACAAACATTCTATGATCCCGATCTAGAGTCAGTTGGCACTAAAGTAGTTTCTCCTTACGATATATTTTATGAATATGGTGTTAAGGGACCAGAGGAAAGTCAATGGGTTGCTGTTAGGCAAGTTGTTGTTAAAGAAGAATTAGAGAAACGTTTTCCTAGATTCAAGGACAAGATATCAACATTACCAGAAGCAGTAGTATCTTATGGTGGTGGTAGCTGGGAAGACGCACCAGAAGGTAGAGCAGAGGTTTATGAAGTATATTGGAAGGATGGTAGATATGCTTTGATCAACGGAGACTTACATCTATTTGAAGGAGAGTACCCCGTTGGCGCAACGCCTGTACAACTAATTCGTTATACCGATATTCCCTATAGTTTATGGGGAGTTGGTCTTGTCTCTAATCTATTAGATCTACAATCACTCTATAACAGAGTTAGAAATCAAGTTGTTGATAATGTAGACCTTATGAGTCACCCTAAGTGGTTGATCCCTAAGACAGCAGGTGTACCTGCTAATTCAATCAAGGGTAAGCCGGGGGAGAAGATTTATTATAATGCTGCTAGTCCTCCACCACAACAGATTGCTGGCGCTGGATTACCACAGTATGTTATGAATCATATTCAGCAATTGCAAAATGAAATGCTAGATGTTGCTGGATTGCATTCAACGTCAGTTGGAAAGAGGGCTGTAGGTATTAACTCTGCTGCTTCTATTAATGCTCTTTCTGAAAACGATACTTCGCAACTTCAAGTAACACAACAGAATATTGAATATGCTGTACAGAATACAGCCAAAACAATTCTAATCTTCATGAAGGAATATTACGATAAACCAAAGATGATGAGAATGTTGGATGGTCAAGGTTCTGTCGTATTCAAGAGTATTTCATCGACCGAAGTTGTTGATACTCCTGAGATCTTTATCGAAGCTGGATCACTCTTCCGAGATGAAACTATGGACAGGAAGCAGAGAATACTAGACATGGTTGAAATGGGTATTATCGATAAGGATGAGGCTGCTGCTGAATTACACTTTAAGACAGATAACAAGTCTATCCTAGATAAACTAGCCACTATGTCGCATGCTCAAGATATGCTTAAGGCTGCTGTCGCAGGTAGAGGAATTGAATTCTTCCCAACAGACGATCTAGATTTGATTGAAAGAGTCTTTGCCGAGTATATTAGAAGTCCTGATTTCTATGAACTCTCACCACAGTTGCAACAGCATGTATCCAAGATTTATGGACAGATATTCCCAGCCAAGGGACAGAAGGCACAGATGCAGCAGCTTAAGTCTGGTGGCGCTAAAGCCGCTAAACAACAAGGTGCAGAGGCTGATGCTAAAAAGGCTAAGGCTAAGGCTGAATTAAACAAGGAACTTTCCTTCTTTAATCGTCCTGCGCAAACTCAAGGTAGAGGTCCCGGGCAGCCTGCAACTCCCGAAGAGGCTGCAGCCAGAGGTGCTGAAGCTGCCATGGGTGGTGGTGTAGGAGGAGGAGGCTGATATGAATACAGGAGAAATTAAACAACTATTCAGAGATTTCACTGATGAAGCTGATACAACTTTTATTACAGCAGCTAATGTAGAATTGTACTGCCAGATTGGATATGATCAATTCCGTAGAAAGGTTAGTGAGTATGATCCCTTCTTTTACACTCAGACATTCACCTTTGATGTTTCAAGTGGTAATGTTAATCTAAGTACACAAGCGCCTGTAGAGGAAGCAGCAGTCTTTCTATTAGGTTCTGGTGCTACACCTACTGCTCCACACGGTAAGATGTCTCAACTTATTAGAGTCGGTAGTTTGACTACCGGCAATCGATTACCTGATTATTGGTTAGAGGGTGCTTCTTCTGAAGACGAATTGATTAATACTGTAAGGGGTTATCTTCTAAAAGGACAAATTCTAAACTTTAGTGAGGAGAGTTTAAGTGCCACCGTAAGAGTCGATTATGTTCCTGTACAGAATATTGTTGGGGGGTGGGCTGCTGCTGCAGCTTTTGTTGATGACCTGTCAGAATTTCATGATCTAATAGCTTTATATGCATATGGCAATTATGCTGTTAGAGATGGCGCTCCTAATCCCACAGTTGATGCCCAACTGTTAAGAAGAGAACAATCACTTATAAGTTATCTAAGCCATGGAAGATCTCAAGAAGCAGCTAACCATGTGAGTTATATACCATAATGGCTGTCAAAGGCAAAGAAGTAGAACTCCTAGTTGATGGGATGAATGCAGATTCAACTCACAAAGGCGCCTATATCCAGAATATGGATAGGCATATTAACTGGAAAGTTCGCAAAGGGTTTGGTCAAAACTCCCAATTTGATACAACAATAGGTTGGGATGACTGGGAATTTATCAAGCATGTTGGCTCTAGATATATTAAAACTAACTTTGGGCACGAACAAATTATCACTATTGGTTTAATTAGAACATTTACTGGTAGCCTAGGAGGCAAGGATACTGTCAATATTGTATCTAAGTCAAAACGAGTAGGACAATACGTTCTAGCCTATATGGTATCAATTTATGATATCACCACAGATGAAGTATGGGAAGAGATAGTACATCCAAATACAAATAACGTTGCTCTAAATGGTAGTAACTGGCGGGGTGATACTAACAACATGAGAGATCTAAGGGGTCGTTATGAGACATACTTCCAAGATGATATAGAAACAAACCTATTTGCAGACTCTGATGCTGCGTTCTTCTTTGAAGAGGTTAATGACACACTTTTCCTAGGTGACGCTAGGACAGGTATTTTAGCTTATATCGCAGCAGTATTTGAAGGATCTCGAATTCAATCAACGGATGGTGTGCGTCACAACGATTGGGCGCTTGGTTACTCTGAATCTTCCAGACTGCGAAGAGTTGCGCCCCGTGATGGTGACTTTGCTGATGCATACGCTTACCTAACAGAGACTGAATTTCCCAACCCTATTGACATTACCTCAGTGTTAAATCGTATTGTTTATGTAGATAAAACTACAGTCTACTTTAGTGATATTGGTAATCCCACCAGCATCATTGCTGATAATATACTTCGAATATCTTCAGAAAATCCAATCACAGCAATAAAAGAGTTGAATGGCAATCTTCTTATTTTCACAAAGAATGAAACATTTTATTATCAGCCTTCTGTTGGAGTTATAGTCTCAGCAGGTAGATTACAGAAAGTTTCTAATCAAATTGGCTGTGTTAGTCCAAACACAATTGTTACTGCTGAAGGCTCTGCTTTATGGATTGATACAAATGGTGTATATACGACCAGTAATGGCATGTCAATTAATACCATATCAAAAGGTATAGAGAAGCTTTTTACTGATTATATCAGCAATCCTCTTTCAAATTTCTTTAATAATAGTGGTATCATATCTAACGCTTCTCTTGGTACACTAGATCAGGGCAATCTGATTTTTAGATTTGATTCTGAACAAGTAAATATCACCTTTGATCATATAAGAAAGAGCTTAATATTTTCTATTCCTAAAGAAAATATAGCTATGATTTGGAATAGTGGCGGTTGGAGTGTGTGGAACTTTGAATCAATTGCAGCTACTACTAACCCTGAAGCTATAAAGAACGTTGATAATCCATGGTTTGTCATGGGAGAAAACCAGTTATATCTAATTGGATCTCCTGACAGATATAATATTACTAATGCTGCTCGGTTTATTACTGGAAAGGATGGTACCAATCCAGCATCTACTAGTCTAACTAATCAACCTACTACACAAACACAGGGTGGTTCATATTACATATTAGAATATGGGAGAGGAGGATCTCCTGATAGAACTGTTATTGCAAAGAATAATGGTACTAGCGTACAATATACAACAAAAGATAGGGTTGTTGAGGACCGTAGAGTTGCTCAAGGACGCTGGTATTTCAATCCTGATGGCGACTATAATACAGATAACAACACAACCAGACAAGGGTTATTTGAAATTGGTGAATGGGTACCAATTAAAAAAGGTACCCTATTACCTAGAAGCAGAGCAGGCGTTCAGAATACAGTGCTATATGATAAATCATTTTTAGTACCAGTATACTTTACACCTGATACGTCGTGGAGTTCATCAGCCCCTAGTGTCGCAACAGATATAGCTGCTTCATTTCCTGGCTTACCCACTGACTTGCAACTCAATTTTGATTTTGATAATGTGCATTGGGCTTTCTATTTTAGAGAAAATAGCTTAAGCTCACTTGATGATTATTATCAGATTAATGCAATCTTCCCTCCTGAAAGAGTACGCTCAATGGGTGGATGGGGATCCGATACATCTGCTCCGGTACCGGGATCACACGGCATCTTTGTTAAAAAAGGAGGAGGTGGTGGTGGATGGATACTTGGAAGAGATGGTTGGCAAGTTGATGCTGTCTTTAGTCACGATCAGATTAGAGCTTTAGCATCATATCAGTATGATGGAATGAATGTTAATAGGAGATATAGAAACCTATTGATGTGGCTTCCAATCTATTATACCGGGGGTAATCTCACAGGTACTAATGCTCAGGGCACTTCTTATCCTGCAGATGGAGCAAATGATGTTATGTCAGCAGGAATTACAGGACTTGCTGCCTATTATTCTAGAACTGCTACTGCTGCCGGCGCTAATCATGCGAGTTATGGTACCCAATTTTGTGACTTCTTTCACTTTGAACCTTCCTATCTAGATAAGACGTGGAGGCAAGGTAAATCTGCTGGAGGTACCGTACCCAATGAAACTTGTGATCCTCAGCAACCTATCGATTGGGTTTATAAATCAGACCAAATTGGATTAGAAGAAGCAGCACAAGTAAAGGCTAGAAGCTTGTGGCTTAGAGTCAAAGCTCATGGAGTTGCAACTACCGGTAAAGCCCGAGAAGAATCTCAGTGCATATACGGACAATTGAATGCTGTACTGGGATCCGACTGGAAAGACTGGGTATCTCAATTTATTGATTACCAAGATACTGAAATAAATAAAGATATTCAAAGTATTCTTGATGAGAATACCGGTGTTAATGCCAATAATATCAGAAGCAGAATATATGATGCTTCCAATACCGTTGGAAAAAAGACCTTCCACAATCCCTCTATATATTGGGGTAGTGATTCAGCATCTTCTAGAGGAAACTATCTTATTGATGATGAACAATATGATACGATTTGCATGTCAACATCGGTTAAAGGTGAATACTTTTCATGGATGCTTTTTGGACATATGCAAGCTCCGGGGGAATCATTAGAAATTGAGTCTGCAAAGGCTACAATTCGTCCCGCAGGTGGTAGAAGGAGAAAGGGTAGATAATGGCTAAAGTACGTGAATCAAATATTGTTGAACAAGAAGATAAACAAGTTCAGAATAATGCCTCTATTCGTGAAGCGTGGAGATCAGATATTGATTCGCTTGAGGTTACAACAAGAAATAATCCAGTACAAGAGCCAAAGAAAAAGAACAATATAATCACACTAGGTGCGGGTGAACATGGTGGTATGAAGCTTACCAAGCCTACTACTAAGATTACTAGTAATACTGGTGCTACAATATCTAGACAAGTTGTGATTGAACAAGATGGTACAGAAACACCCTCAACAATGTTCAACGGTGTTACCTTTATTTCCAGTAGATCTAACCCGGGTAGAAACAACTCCTCTATCTTAGTTAACATCAAATCAGGTTATGCTGTTTTCAATGGTTGTACCTTTATAAAGGATGCATCAGACCCACTAGACAATGCTGGTACTGGTTGTTATGTTGCTGTACAAGAAGGTGCATATGCTACTTTTAGTGGTTGCACATGGACTACAGATACTAGTACACGATATCCTGTTGCAGGACCCGGGGATGCTGTATTTAATCATGGAGGGAATCCTGCGCAATACTGTATAATAATTGGTGGGGTTAATGATACTGGTATGGCAAATGCTACTGCCTTTAATAATACTTCGATTCAAGCCATACCAATAAGGATAGTATAATGAGTAATAGAAAAATAACTAAAGAACAGTTTACTGATGGTACTACGATTGATGGCACTCGTATAGAAAAAGCCCTAGATGATATTGCTACTAGATTTAATAATGTAGAAAAAGGTGATTTAGAAAAGCGGTTTACACAGACTCAATATGTTATGGGGTGTATGCCATGTAAAAGAAGTTACTCAGGCGCCGAGGATAATGAAACTGTATTACACTTGCAGTGGCTTGATGATACAAATAGTGACAGTCAAGTAGTCGATGCCGCAACCGATGCTCCTGATAAGTATGATAATAGATATAGAGTTAAAG